TCTGTATACGTTTATTATTTTTAGAAAAGATTTAAGGAAAGCTTGGCATATATCCTCAGATGTAGTAAATGATTCTAAAATTTTAGGACAAAATTATTTAATAGATATACGTGATGCATATCAAGTGGAGATGATCAATGACTAAAGCTATTGTTGACATAGAAACAGATGCTATCAATGCTACAAAAATACATTGCATTGTTGCAAGATCTCTTACCTCAAACAAAGAGAAGGTATGGATTGAAGATGAGTGTCAACAATTTGCAGAATGGTCTAAACAAATAGATGAGTTTGTGATGCATAATGGCGTGAGCTTTGATGCACCAATATTAAATAGATTAACTGGTTCCAATATAAAGTTATCTCAGGTGCGAGATACTCTGATTGAGTCACAGTTATATAATCCTATAAGAGAAGGAGGACATTCTCTGGGAGCATGGGGAGAAAGACTGAAGTTTCCGAAAGGAGAATGTAATGATTTTAAATTCTATACAGAAGACATGCTCTCTTATTGTAAGAGGGATACAGAAATTACTGGACGATTGGCTAATACTTTATCAGTTGAGGGCAAAAGTTTTTCACAGAGATCCTACGAACTCGAAAGAAAAGTCAGAGCAATAGTAGATCAACAAGAGAAGAATGGATTTGCTTTTAATATTAAAGAAGCTATGATGTTTCTATCTAAGCTGGAAGATGAACAACATCAACTGGAACGTAAGGCTGAAGATATGTTTGAGCCAACAGAAGTTGTCATGAAAACTAAAACTAAATACATACCATTTAACATTGCCAGTAGAAAACAAATAGCAGAACGTCTGATTGAGAGAGGGTGGAAGCCTACTCATAAGACTGAGAAGGGTAATGTAATTGTATCAGAAGAAATACTTTCCAAGTTAAAGATGCCAGAAGCACAGATGTTTAGCCGATACTTTCTATTACAGAAACGTACTGGACTACTCAAGTCTTGGATACAGGAGTGTGAGGAGGATGGTCGAGTACGAGGTAGAGTCATGACCCTACGTACTGTTACTGGTAGGATGGCTCACAACAGTCCTAATATGGCTCAAGTACCAGCTACCTACAGTCCCTATGGTAAGGAGTGTCGAGAGCTATGGACGATATCTAATCCCGATACCCACACCCTTGTAGGTACAGATGCCAGCAGTCTGGAGTTAAGATGTCTGGCCCACTATATGGATGATCCCAAGTTCACCAAGGAAGTTCTTACAGGTGATGTACATACAGCTAACATGAAGGCTGCTGGACTAACCAATAGGGATCAAGCAAAAACTTTCATCTATGCCTTTCTTTATGGGGCTGGACCTGCTAAAATAGGCAAGGTAGTAGGAGGTAATGCCAAAGTAGGGCAACAACTAACCAGTAAGTTCCTATCTAATATGCCAAAGCTTAAAATATTAAGAGATAATGTTACCGAAGCTGCTAAGACAGGAACAATCAAAGCTCTGGATGGAAGGAGACTACACATCAGATCGCCTCATGCCAGCCTTAATACCCTTCTTCAGGGAGCAGGAGCTATCATATGTAAGCAATGGCTTGTTCATATGGATGAACGTATCAGAAAATCAGGTATAGATGTAAAGCTTGTGGCTTCAGTACATGATGAATATCAATTTGAGGTAGCCAAGAAAGATGTGGAAAGATTTGGACAGATAACCAAGGATGCCATGATAGAAACAACAAGTACACTAGGGATGAGATGTCCTCTGGATTGTGAGTACAAAGCTGGTACAACATGGAAGGAAACACACTGATGAGACACAACAATAGACAATTTGATAAATCATCTTATGATTCTAATGATCAACGTGCCAAGGATGCTATAGTAGGGTATCTAAATAAAAATGGTTATAAAGATATAGTACCAAGAGAAGATTATTTTTTTGATGTAGCTGCTAGAAAAGATAAGAATTATTTTTTTGAAGTTGAGATTAAGAATCAATGGGGAGATAGTTGGCCTCCATTCTGGAAGGAAGTTAGGATACCAGATAGAAAGAAAAGACTAATCAAAAAGTGGAAGGAAGAATATAAAGATCATGATTTAATATTTGTAGTCTTCAATACTGATTGTTCTCAAGCTTGGTTTATAGATGGAGATACTGTAAGTTCTTCTCCTATAGGGACAATTCAAAACTCAAGTAGGATTGGTTCACCACATTTAAAAGAACCATTCTTTCATGTACCAAAAGAAAAAGCTAACTTAATTCAAATAAATTAAAAAAGTACTTGACACTTATTTATATCCATGATATAATAGATGTATTAATAATTTAAAGGAGGTTATCTGCAAAGAAAAATTTATACTAATTTAAATTACTATGTTATTATCTTAATGTTATTATCTAATGAAAGGAATTTAATTATGAGTGTTATTTCAGGTGAAGCTTATTGGGCGCATATCATTACTCCAAATACAAAGTTTAATCCCGATGGTGAATGGAGTATAGAAGTCTGTAATCTTAATGCAAAGAATAAAAAGATTGCAGAAGGTGATGGCCTTACTATTAAAAATAAGGGCGATGAAAGGGGAGACTTCGTTACCCTGAAACAGTATGCCCGAACAAGAGATGGTTCTACTCGTTCTATATCTGTAAAAGATTCAGAACGTAATACTTTTCCAGCTAGTAAACGTGTAGGAAATGGCTCAAAGGTTAACGCAAGTTATCGGCCTGTTCCATACACACAATATGGAGGAGGGGTTAAAGGATATCTTAATGCTGTACAAGTAGTAGACTTAATAGAGTATAACGTTGATGAGTTTGATGTGGTTAAAGGAGGCTACATTAATGAAGAGGCAGATGATTTAGCTTTTGCGTCTTAAACCCTAAAGGAGACTTGGGGGTGAGTAACAAAAGTCGTTATTCATCCCCATTTTTTATGATGAAAAAAATAGATACACTAGTTGAAGATATTTATAGTTTATTTTCTCTTGATCCTATTAACATGAAGGAAGAAGAAGTAGATAAACATATAGATAATTTTGGAAACATGCTGAAGGCTCACATAAAAGAATTTATGTATGAGAAACCAAGAGACTATGGCAATCTAAGATTGTCTGCTATTGGTAAACCCGATAGACAATTATGGTATGATGTTAATACTAAGAAGGATGCCATTCCTCTCAAGCCAAGCACAAGAATTAAATTTTTATATGGATATATTCTTGAAGAATTATTATTGTTATGTGCCTCGATAGCTGGTCATAAAGTAACTGATCAGCAGAAAGAAGTAGAGGTTGAAGGTATAGTAGGTCATCAGGATTCTATGATAGATGATGTTCTTGTTGATTGTAAGAGTGCTTCAACTGCCAGCTTTCAAAAGTTTAAAAATAATAATTTATTGGAGGATGATCCCTTCGGATACATAGCTCAAATCTCAGCTTATGCTGAAGCTAATGGAGTAGATGAAGCAGCTTTCCTAGCTATAGATAAATCCACTGGAGAGATCTGCTTAACTCCTGTACATTCAATGGAGATGATTAATGCTGGTGCAAGGGTTAAATTTCTTAAAGGAATGGTTACTAATGGTAATATCCCTGATAGGTGCTATACTCCTGTACCTGATGGCAAGTCTGGTAATCTTAAACTTCCCTTTGGCTGTGTTTATTGTGGTCACAAAAAGGAATGTTGGTCGGATGTTAACCAAGGAAGGGGAATACGTGTCTTTGAATATGCAAAAGGTAAAAGATACTTGGTGCAAGTTGGCAAAGAACCTGATGTCCCTGAAGTAGTTAACTGGTAATGCATTGGGAATGTAAAAGCAAACCAGACTTAACTCAATTTGGATTTGTATATTGTATTACAAATAATAAAACAGGTAAAGCTTACATAGGATGTAAGCAATATTTTAATTATAAAAAAGGTAAAAAGAAATCTCAATCTAATTGGGAAACTTACATGGGATCTTCTAAACATTTATTGGAAGACATAAAGAAAGTTGGTAAAAAAAATTTTAAATTTAAAATATTAGCAGAGTTTAAAAATAAACGTAGTCTTAGATACTATGAATGTTATTATCAAATGAAATATAATGTATTAACTTCTATACTTGAGGGAACTGATGAGCCAGCTTATTATAATAATTTTGTAGGCGGTAAATTTTATAGACCAGTTGAAGAATATGTCGATCCCTACTAATGTTTCTATAGAATCTCTTTACGATCTTAGTGAAAAAGATGGAGAGAAAAGTTTATATATTGCTGTTATTATACAAGCATTATTGGATGTAACAAAACCAAAACAAAAAAATGAGAGTAACGAAATAGAATTACAAAGAGATCAAGCACATGCTTGGTTCTTTACATCTACAAAAGATTTTGAAACTATTTGTCATTATGCAGGAGTAGAGCCTAAAAAAGTTAGAACCTTTACATATGAAGTGATTCAATCAGGAGATACAGAAAATGTCAGAAGAAAATTTAGTTCCCTTATCTACTAAAATAAATCCATTTGATGTACAGGTTGGTGGAGATCATTACAAAGATTGTGCTATTCAACCAACTGTTTACTCTCACTATAATAAATTAAATACATGTGAAGCAAACATTGTAAAATATATAACCAGACATAATAAAAAGGGAGAAGGTAAAGAAGATATATTAAAAGTAATACATTATGCACAACTGCTTTTAGAATTAGAGTATCCAGAAGAAGATGCACAAGCAGATTTATTTAATGATTTAATAAAGAGGGGAAGACATGTTCAAGTCAAATCGTAATCCACAATTCAGATCAAAGTTTAGTGAGGACATATTCTATACAAAGTATTCTCATGAAGGTGCAGAAACATTTCATGAACTGGCTTGTACTCTAGTCGAGGATGTCTGTCAGGATAAGATTACCAAGGATGAAAAAGAATCTTTGGCAGATCATATATCTAATCTAAGATTTATTCCGGGTGGACGTTATCTTTATTATGCAGGAAGAGATAAGAAGTTCTTTAATAATTGTTACCTTCTTAAAGCAGAGGAAGATACCAGAGAAGATTGGGCTAACCTATCTTGGAAGTCTGAGTCTTGTTTAATGACAGGTGGTGGTATTGGCGTGGATTACTCTGTGTATAGATCTGAAGGACAAACTCTGAAAGGTACAGGAGGCATAGCTTCTGGCCCAATCCCTAAGATGCAAATGATTAACTCCATAGGTCAGAAGGTAATGCAAGGAGGCTCAAGAAGGTCTGCTATCTATGCTTCTCTTAACTGGAAGCATGATGATGTGGATAAATTTTTAGTAGCAAAGAACTGGTTTGATATGCCAGTGGGAAATACAGGTAAGACTTTGTTTGATATTAAACAAGATGACTTTAACTTTCCTGCACCTCTAGACATGACTAACATCAGTGTAAACTATGATACGGAATGGTTATTAAATTATTGGGAGACAGGAGATTTAGGACATGTCTTTAGGACTAATATACATCAGGCTCTTAGAAC